TACCTGTTCGGTCCTCCCTACGTCACAGACCTGGCCAGCATTCCGAAGCGGCTGAGGGGCGCGATAGATAACGACGACATAAGGCTTATTGCGCCGGCGCTGGTGCATGATTACAACTTTGCAACACATGCGCTGAGCTTCCGGAGATCGAATGAGCTGTTTAGAAAAATGATCCGAGCCGTCGGAGGATCCTGGCTCAAGGCGTTTATCTGCTGGATCTCAGTGTCGTCGCCTTTTGGCTCAGCAATTTACAAAAACAAAAACCCAGATTGTGCCCAATATTACAAAGAAACTTGCGAAGTGAGCAGGGGGTTCTATGCCTGAAATAATACTCAACGCGTGGGAAAATCCAGAAGTTGTAAGTATCCACGATGAAAATATAACACCTGAGAAGTGGGCCCAGGCGGTCAAAGCTCAGTCTAGCTGGGACGCTAAGGTCAAGGACGGGGTACTCCACTTGATACCACCCAGGGGGGGCGCTGGCGCGTCCGTTGGCGCCGTCAGTTATGATCGGGGGCACGAGATGACCCTCAACGGGCTGGGCCAGTGGGTATATGTCGACACTGGTGAGCCTATAGAAAACCGAGATTGTATTCGCTGCGGGCGCCCTCCTACTCCCAAAGGGCACGACGCTTGCCTTGGTACTCTTGAAGGGGTCCAGGCTGCCTGCTGTGGGCATGGGGTCAACGCGCCGGTTATTATCTATCGCGATCAAAAGAAAACCGAGGAGCTGCTCGAGTTCATCGAAATGAACCAAGCCGAGGGGCTGCAATGGTATCAGAAAGAATTTGTCAGGCTGATAGAGGACGCCAGGGTGAGAAGGTGCTTGCTTAGGTGGTACCGAGGGGGCCGAGTTCAGTGCTCTGTATGTCGGCGCGATTACGATCCAGAAATAGAGCACTATTCCTGCCCTCATTGCGACTGTCAATCCTGCACCGACTGCGCCGGCCGCTGTGGCTGTGAAACTGAGGAAAATTGAAAAAGGTTGACATATCGCCTGAGTATCTGATCCGCATAGTGGACCAGAACCGCAGCTCAACAACAGAGAAAACGGGGCACATGATCTGCCCTGTTTGCAACGAGGGAACTCTATATTATTATTTTGAAAATGGGAGCATGGGGAAAAGGCTCCATGTTAGCTGCAATAGGGACAACTGCTTGCCCCTGCACGCGTTACCATTGAAAGGTTGACACCATGGCAACAGCCAAAAAGAAAACCAAAAAGAAGCCGGCAGCGAAAAAGAAACCGGCAGCGAAAAAGAAACCACAGACGGGGGCCCCAGTATACGCCGACGGGGTGCGAGTGCATTGTGCGCACGACGCGATCATACCACTCGACAAAGTGAAGCTGTACCCCAGGAACGCAAACAAGCACCCAGACAATCAAATTTTTATTCTCGCCAAGCTGATCAACGGGCACGGCTGGCGGGGTCCGATCACTATCTCGAACCAGTCTGGGTTCGTGGTACGCGGACACGGCCGGCACGCAGCGGCGGTGCTCATGCAAGCAAAAGAGGTCCCAGTCGATTTCCAAGACTATGAGAGCGAGGAAATGGAGCGCGCCGACAGGCTGGCAGACAATGCGATCACAGAACTCTCAGAGTGGGACAGGGGCCTTGTCAAAGAGGAACTGGGACACCTTGACTCTGGGGTCCTGCAGGACATGGATCTCACCGGTTTTGACGGGCCCTCTATTGAGGACTTAATGACAGCGGCGCCACCAGCAGACGGCGCCTTTGGTGACACGTCCACAGAGAAAAAAGGGCAGGGGGTGAGCAGCACCTGGGAAGGTGTCAAAAACTCAAGCAATATGCCGATAAGAATAGGCAGCATTGAGACAAGGGTGACCAGCGACACGGGGCAGAAAGTGCTCGAGCATTTACAAAAAGAATTCGAGGCCGGCACGGATTACGCCGACAGCATCGAACAGGTATTTTTGAAGGGCATCGAATGAGGATCGGGATAATAGATTCAAACTACTCCAAAAGAGAGCACAGGGGGCTCGCTGCGACCTGGCTGCAGTGGGAGCTCGAAAGAGCTGGTGTGAAGGAATGCCCTCCCGAAGTGGCTGACGTTCTGCTGTGCACCGTGTCGGCGCCTGAGGGGGTGCCTGGTCTTAGAACCCAGCTTAAGAAATACTGGAACGGCCGATCCAGAGTTATCCTGGGAGGGGGTGGCGCCTGGTCCCCTGCGGTATTCGAGAAAGTGGTCGACCTGATCTGCGTCGGTGAGGGGCAGAATTTTATGAGGACCCTACTGACCGAGGGGCTGGAAGCTGCAGAGTCTCTTCCTGAGGTGTGGCGACGTGGCGAAGAAAAGCTGGTTATTCCTTCGCAGTCGTTCCCCTGGGATTGCCCTCCTCTTAATCACCCAGACGGAACGGTGAGGGTGTGGGGATCCAGGGGGTGCAAGAAAAAATGTCTTTTTTGTCAGACTGGCTGGCAGCAGAAATACTTACCGAATCCGAACCCAGCAAGGGTCCAGCGCCAGATCTTCGACTTGGAAAAAAGAAACCGACGGATCGCGGTGATAACAAACGACGGCGCCGCAGACAATTTCGAATTTTCAGGACAGCAGCAATTTGTCTCAGCCTCTTATTCTGCTCTGAAAAAAATGAACATGGATAGAAAAATAATGAAGTCGATTCGTGTCGGTGTCGAAGGGGTCTCAGAACGCCTTAGACGGGCGGTAAGAAAGCGGGTAGATAACCAGGGGCTGGTCGAGCTCTGCAAACGAGCGGCCGACGCAGGGGTGGGAGTGAGGCTTTTCTATGTCGTCGGATTGCCAGGCGAGACAGACGCCGACTGGGCAGAATTCCAAGGGCTGATCGATATGATAAAAGTCACCCTGGACAAGGGGGTCATTATGATGAACCTTCACGGGTTCATTCCAGGACCTGCGCACAATCTCGGAGTGCTGCCACTCAAAGACGAATACTGGGAACGGTTCTCTAGGTTTAAGGACTGGTTCTTTGGTGGTCCTGGCTTCACGAAACACGTGCAGATCGTGGCGCCGGCGATGTATAAAACCAGGCTGAAAAACTCTTGTAAAGCAATGTGCGCCACTCCAGAACAATTAAGGAAAGGGTGGTTAAAGGATGACAATCCAAACTGGAGGGTTCAATATTTATTAACGCCTGCCCAGCTAAGGGCAAAGGCGCTGAAGTACGCCGACGAAGTCGGCCTGAAAATCTGAAAGGGGCAAAGCATGAAAAGACTGAAACTGAAGCGGCCGCTTGTGTTTTTCGACCTGGAAACCACGGGCGCCAAAGTCGACGAGGATCGCATAGTTCAGATCGCTGCTGTGAAGGTATATCCCGAGGGACACAGAGACTCTGAGCTGGGGGACACTAGCGAGATAAACCTGCTGATCAATCCCGAGCGGCCGATACCGCCGGAGGTGATCGAGATTCACGGGATCACCGACGCAATGGTTAAGGACGCGCCGACCTTCAAACAGGCAGCAGCAGACGTCGCTTCGTTTTTCAAAAACTGCGACCTAGCAGGCTACAATGTGGCGCGGTTCGACATCCCACTCTTGATCAACGAATTCGACAGGGCTGGCTATGCCATGCGCCTGGACTTCCAGATCGTCGACGCAATGAAGATATATTTCCACTATGAGCCCAGGGACCTGGCCTCGGCCGTGAAGTATTACACCGGCGAGGAGTTCGAGGATCACCACGACGCGCTCGCCGACGTCAAAGCAACCATGGCAGTGTTAGAGGGGCAGTTCAGGAAATACGACGACTTGCCTGAGGATCCCGAGGGGCTGTGGGCGCACGTGCGAGATCCGGACGCGGTCGACTTTGCCGGCAAGCTCAAATGGGAGGGGGACAGGGTTGTCCTGACATTTGGCAAGAACAAAGGAACCTCGCTGCAGCAGCTAGACACTTCTTACCTGTCTTGGATGCTGAAAAACAAGGTGATAGGACCAGACTGCGAGCACCTGATCATTGGAGCTCTGCGTGGTGATTACCCTAGGCGCCCTTGATAGATGAGCGCGGCCGTCGATAGGTTCTTCGAACCGACTCCACTTTATCCGTCTGGGCATTACGACAAAAAAAAAGTCGGAGCTCTGCATAAGGGATTCAAGCCACCGGTTCGCCACCTGGTTGCAGTGGATGAATTCGAAGACGTCGACAGCATAGAGGAACGGGAACGCATCGCTTTCTTAAAAGAGGCGGCGCTGCGGATCAAAGAGGTTCACCTGCAGCAATGTAGGGATGACTTCGCTTGTTTTCTAGAGTATTGCTACGTCGACCCAGTCAGCGGGAAGGGATTCGAGCTTCAGTGGTATCATGAAGAGTGGATCCAGGCCATGGAGGAAAACCGGCGCATAATAATCATTGCGCCACGTGGCCACGGGAAAACGTCGATCATTCTCCCTTATATAGTCTGGCGCCTGGGACGCAATCCGAACCTTCGAGTTAAGATAGTCTGCGCCGACGACCCCACAGCGATCAAACGCCTGGAAACAATCAAGAAAACCATAGAGAAAAACCAGAAAGTCAGAGAGGTATTTCCTCACCTGCGCCCAGACAAAAAAACCGGCTGGGCCATGCACTCGATTTTTGTGCAAAGGGAAATCATCGATCCGGAGCCTTCCCTCGAGGGCAAAGGAATCGGTTCATCTATCACGGGCGCGCGTTGCGATCTGCTGCTGGCAGACGACATCGTGAGCCTTCAGAATGCGATCATAAAACCAGGGCACCGGCAGAAAGTGATCGGCTCTTGGGAAAATGACTGGATGAACCTTGTACATGATGACTCTCAAATAATTTATATCTGTACGCTTTACCATCGCGACGACAACAGCCACAAGGTGATGAAAAGCGGCGCCTACAAAAAGCTATTCTACCAGATAAAGGGGGGCAACGGGTTCGGCTCTATGTGGCCAGACAAAATCTCAGAGGCGAGCCTCAGGGACAAAAGGACGACCATGTCCCCCAGCGCCTGGGCGCGTGGATACAAAAACGAACCGATCGCCGATATTGACAGGCTGATCCAGGAAGCCTGGGTCAAATACGATATTTTCGATATCCGATCCATGATGGAGGAAGGCTGGGTTTTCTTCACATCGTACGACGTGGCCACAGGGCTCAAGGAGGCCAACGATTTCTTTGCTAGTACCACAGGCGCAGTCAATCCAATATCGAAAAAGGTGAGGGTCGTCGATGCCTGGCGCGCCAAACTTACCAAGGCGCAGCAGGCTTTAATGATTTACAAGGAATATCAGAGATATAAGCCGTTCAGAGTCTTGGTGGAGATTGCCGGCAACGAATCTCTTGATCAGAGAGTCTTAGAAGATTACCCAGAATTGCTGGGGATTCTCGAACCGGTTACGCCCAGGGGGTCAAAATATCAGCGCCTCGACGGAGTGACTCCCTTTTTAGAGAACGACCATGTAAGATTTGCTGCACACCTGGACGCAGATAACGAGAAATTCGATGAGCGCAGAGGCAATCTAGTCTATGAGCTCGTTGAGTTCCCCGCCGATCATGATGATATGGCAGACTCATTCTCGCAACTATTGGACGGGATCCGCAGGTATTACCTTGACCAGTATCAATGGAAAAAGGACAATCAAGAAGTTGAGGTAATCGTTTTTTAGGAGAAGGTAACACCATGGCAAACAGTAAAAAGGGCAGCAAAGAGACAGACGTGAAGGTCACTGAAGTCGGCAGTGACGCCGAAATAAGAACAGTCAAGCAAGCGCTCATAAAAGCGCTGGTGATTACCGGCCGGCACGAAGACGAAGCCACAGCTCTCAAGTCGATGACTGCTCAAGAGGACGAATGGCAAGGGGTCGGCGCCGTCGATCCTATCCTGGATCCCGAATCCATGATGAGCCTCTATGAGATAAGCGACAGCCTGCGCCAAAATATCGACGCGTACGCCACGAACATCGAAGGAAATGGACACCTCCTCTTACCTAAAATCGATACATCCAAACCAGCAGAGGCTTTCGAGGAAGTAAAGAACGCAATGGACGCAGCCAACTGGGCCGACGCAGTAACAGCGACAAACGCCAGGCTAGATAAGGAAGAAATGGACAAGGGGATTAAATACACCCCCAGGGAGCGCCAAGCGCAAATAGATAAAATAAAAATCAAGGAACCCACCGACGCAGAGGTTAGAGCTCAGATAGAGGAAATTGACACCAGAACCAAGCGAGAAATGCACACGGCAAAGGCCTGGTTCCGAAACGTGCACCCCGAGCTCTCTTTCCTGGATCTAAGGGAACGCAAACGGATCGACCAGGAAGCGATCGGCCGTGGTTACTGGGAGGTAAGGCGCGATTCCAACGGGCAGATCAGGCGCCTGCAGCCTGTCGCAGGTTACACAGTCTTACCCATGACTTCGAAGGGGGAAGAGTTCGAAGTGGAGAGGGATGAGTGGGTCTCAGAAATTGAAACCAGAACAGTGATTGAGCCGGTTCGATTCCGGCGCTATGTCCAGCGCGCCAACGGAACCACAAAATATTTTAAGGACCTGAACGATCCCCGCCTGGTGTCAGATAAAACCGGTAAGGTATACATGAAAAAGGTTGCTCCGTCGGAGGGGCAAAAGCGGGGCACCGTGGCTTTCACTCCAGACTATGAGAAAATGAAAGAGGACGAACCCAAGGCGAAGCCTGCAACCGAGCTCGTGTTTTTCCCTATCTACTCGCCGAAGACGCCTGCAGGAATGGCTCGCTGGGCTGGCCTAATCACTGGGGTTATAGGGAACCGAGCGGCGGCTGAGGCCGACCTTGCTTATTTTGAGAACCATGCGATCCCAGACGCGGCCTTACTGATAGCAGGAGGACAGCTCAACGATCCCTCGGTGCAGCGGATCCAGGAAGCTCTCAGGTCGAAAACCAAAGGGCCTGGGAATCATCACAGGACCCTAGTGATCCAGGCGAGTGCGAAGTCCAGCCAGGCAGGGCAGGAAGTAAACAATCCAGATATGGAGTGGGTCAACCTGTCAGACTTTCAGCAGGGGGACGCCCTATTCCAGCAATACACCGAGAACAACAAAAAGGCGGTGAGCTCCACGTTCAGGCAGGCGCTTCTATTGATCGGATACATCCCCTCAGATTTGAACAGGGCAACGGCGCTCGCTGTGATGTCTCTTGTCGAAAAGCAGGTGTATGGCCCACTGAGAAGAAAGTTTGACTGGTGGGTCAATAATACATTGCTGCCGTCGATAGGAGTTAAGCTGATAAAATTCGAGAGTCTCAGCCCCGAGGCCACAAACATCGAAGAAATGTCAAAGGCTATTGAGCAGGGAATCAAGGGCGGCGCGTTCACGCCGAACATACTGCTCGAGCTTTATTCCACATGGCTGAACAGAGACTTTCAGAAAATCGAGGCGGCCTGGGGCGATGTCCCCTTCGCTGCCACCCTGGCGCAACTGGCGCTTGACGCTGAACCGCCTGCAGACGAAGACGAAGGCACACCACCAGCAGAACCGCAGGAAGCGGAGAACACCGAAGAGAGACTTAAACAGATTGAGAAACTGGTGGCGAACATAGAAAAGAGACAGCAGGAAGAGGCCGAAATGGCTGCAGGTATGAGGGACCTTTAAAGATGTCTGAGCGATATCCTTTCAAGGTAGTTAAACGCGGCCGAATGAAAGGCACCTTCCCCAGGCCTGGCGAAATAACGATCCACCTATACAAAAACGGCGATCCCTCTGGGGCAATTATTCTCAGGTGTCCTTTTTGCAACGGGCTGCAGCACCTGCACGCAACCATAGAGGGCCCTGACTCTGCGCCGACGGTGCCAAAACCCTTGAAGTGTGGCTGTGTAAAATGCGGCGAAAGTTTCCGGATCCGCTCGGGATATGCTACAAGGGAAAAACAGGGGGACGGACCTCCAAAAGTAGAATTGAGTAAGAAAATGAAAGAGGCTGGTGTTTTCTACACTTCAGAAAGGGGCTGGAAAAAATGAGCCGAGATTTACTAGGGGAACGGTCGGCCGTACCGAAAACCAGACGACGCAAATTAATACCGACACAATACAAAGGGGACTGGTCCAGGGCTGCAAAGTCGATACCTAAAAGCGACATTAAGCAGGGGCCCGATCAGGTGTTTCTCTTGAAACAAACCAAGCACGGGGCTGTTGTCGCTTTCCGTAGCTTGGAAGTCAACCCAGACGAACCGATTAAGCCCCAGGTCGAAGCGTGGGCCGTTGAGAATAATTTCGACATAGCAAAGCACAACGAGCGCTTGCCGGCCTCGACCCCCTGGGCAGCCATGACCACGGTTAGGGACAAGTCCGAACCCTGGGCAGCCTGCGCGGCTCTCAGACAGTGGGCTTGACAAAGTTCTCAGTTATACTACCTTAAAAATATCGATACTTCTCCTTTCTGTTGTTAGGGGGCCATGGTTCTGCTTCCATGGCCCTCGCTATCTTAACGAAGGCTCTGGTCTGTTCTTTATAAAACAGCTATAACATAAATAGGATGTGTGAATTTTGCAGAGGATTCCATGTAAGGCCGTCTGAGGGGTTATTCCTCATGTCCCCTGGGCTGGACCTGGGCGCCGATCGTGAAAAGGCCTTCAGAAAAATCGACACCGAGCTAGTCAACGTGGCGCCGGTCAGTGGGTACGCCCTGATCGACGGGACCCAAATAAGCCACCTGGGCAAGGTATCCCTGGCCAGGGCGCGCCGTGCTGCAATGTCTGCCGGCGGAGACATAACGATCGCTCGAGCTGTCGGTTTTGCAGACGTCGATCAACTGGTCTGGGAGAAATTAGAGCACATCGATCAGGACCCTGGCGGACGATTCCTTCAAAGCAATGGTGAGCTAATGATCAAGCTCACACCCCAGGCGCAGATCGAACAACTGGCGGACGAATATTCTGAAGCATTGCGAGCGAAATATCTGAAGTGGTCGAAAAAAGAGCTGAAGACATACCTTCAAATGCTAGAAGTCAACTGGGAGGAAGTTAAAGACGTCGAAAGGGTATTTGAAAAGGCCGGCGCCGCCACATTATTGAAACCGGCCGAACAAAAAGAGCTTTCCGCAGCCTGGGCGGTCACTGCCGGCCGGTATACTTACGAAGCTATTGCCCAGGCTAAGGAATTCGCGAAGACCTCTTACCTGCCCAGGATATCGGCTGCTGTAAACAAGGCCGACCGTGTTGCATTAAAACACCTGGCAGCTCGTCCAGGGTTCTTTTTAAGGGATCACCTGGGGCGCGTGAACACGCAGCTAAGCAGGCAGGGAAAAGCGATCGTTATCAGGGGGATGAGACAGGGGCTCGGATACCGTGCGATCGGCAAGAATTTAAGGGAGCAGATCCCAGGGCTGTGGGCTCGATATGGTACCAACTATTCAAACGTGGTCGCAAATGCTGGAGTGCAAAGTGCTCGAGCTTATGCGAGCGTGTCATCATTTGTAGAGGCCGGAATCTCTTATTACACCTGGGTGAGTGTCCTGGATCAAAGAACAACAGATTACTGCAGAATGATGGACGGAATGACTTTCACAACTAACGGAGCTGTCGAAATCCTTAACCGTTCATTCCAGATTGATAACCCCGAGGAAATTAAACAAGTGCAGCCCTGGCTTAGAGAAAGACGCGATCCGGAAACCGGCAGGATGCAGATCCAGACACCTCAAGGTGACGTGCTGGCAGACGTGATCCGCAGCGGCAAGGGAAACCTCGACGACCGTGGCGAGTTCCTACTTAGAAAGGGGCCTGACGAAATACAAGAGCTCGGCGTGGGCCTGCCACCTGCGCACGGTTTCTGACGTAGCGAGGCTTTGCCGGAGGTGAAGACGTTCACAGCACCAGCGGGAACCTTTATGCAGGCAGTTGCAACAACTCCCTTGGCGCCGAAGGCAGCGTCCACGGTGATAACCCCGAATGCTTTGAGGGGGCTGACCGTGGCGAACCAGGCAGGCGCGATCGGTTCCAGTCAGAGAGCTGCTGTACCAGTTAGAACACCGACGGACTCACGGCCGGTTAAGATAGGCGATCCAGTGGATTTAGAGGCTGGATTCCTGGCAGACGAAGGCTTTATAGAGGAGTTCTCTGTCGGTTCACAGGTGAAGAAACGGGTGGGAGCTTCCATGCAACGGATCCAGAATGCTCTTAACGAGGCGTTCAGAAAACGGGGGCGCCTGGATCTCTCTTCTAAACAAAAGGGGGCTTTGCTGCGCGGAATATTCCAGAAACGACTCAACGAATTAAAGGCTGAACTCAAAACACAACTGGAAAAAGGCGAAGTCACCCTGGTGGCTGCAGACCGAGAGCGGGGGGACATGCCCAGGGCGCAGGCCTACGCGATCCGGAAATATGCGCTCGGTTTTCTGTCCGAGCGCCTGCTCAAGGTGGTCGCACGTCGGAAACTTCCCAGGATAGTTTTAAACAGAACTCCAAAAGGGCGGCCGACGGGTTACTGGGACAGGGAAGAAAATGTTTTTTACCTGCCGGAAATGAACACCCCTAAGGCGCGGGCGGTAATTCTCAGAGTATTTGCGAAGTATTTTGACAGCTTTGCCCACAACGGAGAAGCGGCGGTCACTGCCAGAAACCAGAGCTTGGCGAGCGATACGGTTTACAACGTCAACGGAGAACTCTACCTGGATACGGCAACACCGTCCTTTTACAGTGGGCGCCTGTATGGACAGCTAGATCCAAAAATCAAGGTCAACGCGGCAACCGGCAACGTGTCAGGGGTCGACAAGGATGAGACAGAAAACGAATGGAGTGCCACAGCATTCGAGGCGCTCGCAGACGGGTTCGAATTTAACCTGGGGTTCCTGTGGGAAAACGCACCCAGACACCTGGCTTTTTTGATGTCGTATATTGAGGGGCAATTTGTATGAAGATCCCGATCAGACGAACAACGGACCAGCAGAGGATCGCCGAGGTTACTTTCAACGGAGGGGGACCTCTTACAGCCACAGCGAAAATCTCAAAAATCGAAGCTGGCACAAACGAGGAGCTCAAAATATTACGGGATGCAGTCTTGAAATTTAAAAATTTTTCAGGCAATCAAGTCTATACTTCCCAGGGACACGTTCCGATCTGGCGCGGTTTCTGGGGCTGGATAGGAGGTCTGAGACTTGTTTTGCCAAGCATAGGGTTCGAAATGGATTCGGCCGGAATCGACTGGCCATAAACAAAGGGGCAAAGCGTGGAAATACTTATAAGGAAGTCTCCCCAGGAAATGTTGCAGGGGATTGGACTTGACACGACTCAGATCAAAAGGGTTACACTAGCGATAGGAAACTCTGTTAAACAAAGTTTTAAGGAAAGAAGCGAGAAAATGACAACCAGGGAGATCGAGAGGCGCACAGATTTCTGCTTCAAAGAGGTGCTAAAGTTTATATGCGACTATGAATTTGCACTCAAGGAAGTGGAAAGACACTTGCCAACATCTCTCAGATTGCATTTAATCGGGATCGAATATCAGCCGAGTGCGCGGCTGCTCGACGGTCACAAACCGATCTAAGGAGAAAAAAATGAAGTTTGAGAAACGTCTGGTCAAGTTTTCCGAGGCCAAGGAGCTAATTGAAAAGGCGGCTGCAGCGGTAAAGGCTGGCAACAAAGAGCTGGCTGAACCCCTGGCAAAGAATCTCGAGATTATCGAAATGTACAAGGGTATCAGCGAGCACGGGATCATAGCCATGGATCAGGTTATCCCGATCGAGATCGAGGTTGACGAAACCCCAGAGGACGTCAACAAAACGATCAGGGACGAACTCGCTGGAATCAAAAAGGCCCTGCAGGCTCTCAAGGATGGCTTGAAACCGCTCAACAAGTCTGACACCACAAAAGAGGAGCATGTCCTGAAGGGTATTGCTCTTGACATCGCAATGGAAGTAATCGACGGCTTTGTTGTCAAGCTGAACGAAATGAAGACAAAGCTGGACAGTTCAGAGGGTGTAACCGAAGACGACATCAAAGAACTGCTGGACTGGCAAATGGTCGACGCCGTGCGTGATGCGATCAAGACAGCTAGCGTGGCGGGTGCTGACAAAAACATGGTTTCAAAGGCCGAGGGTTTTCTGAAAAAGGCCCTTGCAAAGCACTTCCCT